ATGAGATATGGGCTTGGGTTGTCCTAGCAGGTTGGTGTGCCATCCTTGGTTTACTAGCAATAATGGTTAACATTGGGTAGTGATTACAATCCACAGACAGCGAGGTCTTTCAAATCAGGGTTGGTTGATGATAATCTGTCTTTCCATATTAATATCAAGTGGCTTTTACAAATTTTTACTGCCATTGGTTTTATTGTGTATGGATACGTACAAATTGAAAATAGAATTACAGACCTTGAGTCACGAATGGGACTTGCTAATACCCAAATTGAAGAGCTTATATCCAAACATATTATAGAAGAAAATGCTAAGATGGCTGAATTAGAAGAACAATTAAAATGGTATCAGAAGGAACTGAACCTTAATCCACTTTCTAAGTGGCGTAAAAAGAAATGAGTGATAATGTCATATGGAAACCACACGAAGGACAGCAAACTAGAGCGTTGTCTGTCGATGCTCATACCGTTTTATACGGGGGTGCACGAGGTGGTGGTAAGACTGAAGCAGGCTTGGCGTGGCTTATTGAGCCCCAATACCTTGACAATCCCCAATATCGTGCGTTGGTTCTTAGACGTAATTATGACGACTTACGTGATTGGATTGATAGGGCTAAGTTTTTTTATCGTTTCCTTGATGTACAGACTGTTGGTAACCCTACCGAGTTTCGTTTTCCAAGTGGTGCAAAATTTAGGACGGGACATCTATCAGAAGATACAGCGTTTCAGAAATATCTAGGACACCAATATCATAAGTTACTTATTGAAGAGGTAACACTAATACCTAACGAATTAGATTACGAGCGTGTAACTTCCTCCGTACGCTCACCCCACCCCGAAATGCCCCCTAGGATTTTTCTAACAACTAATCCCGGGGGGCAGGGACACCAATGGGTTAAGAAACGCTTTGTTAAAGAACCTAATAAGGTAATAACAGGTACGAATGACCGTACACAATGCTTTATACCATCAACCATATATGACAATCCTACATTAGTAGAGTCTGACCCCGACTATGTAAAACAGTTAGAAACTTTGCCTGACGAGCTTAGACGTATGTGGCTTGAGGGAGATTGGGACGTATTCCAAGGTCAGTTCTTTAGTACATTTAAAAGAAGTCAACACGTGGTCGAGCCTTACGAGATTCCCGACAGTTGGTATCGCTATCGTTGTATTGACTATGGATTCCGTGCCCCCTTTGTTTGCCTATGGTTTGCTGTAGATTACGATAAGAATGTACACGTATACCGTGAACACTATGAGGCAGGGCAAGAACTGCATTATCATATTAATAAAATAAAAGAATTATCAGGGGATGAAGATTATATGGCTACTATAATTGACCCATCAACTTATATAAGCAACCCCCAAAACACGAATAGGTCTGACATAGTAGCCCCGTCAAACCAATCTATAGCTGATATAATGCTATTTAAGGGTATACCTACTATGAGAGCTAACAATAATCGTATGTCAGGATGGAACTTAGTGCGTGAATATTTGCAGGAAAATAATTCTAAGGACAAAAAGGGTGGCGATATTAAAATCTTTAATAACTGTAGTAACCTAATTGAAGAATTTGCAGGTGCAGTCTACCATAAGTCAAAAGTCGAGGACTTAAATACTGATGGGGACGACCACGCTCTTGATGCTTTAAGGTACGGATTGATGCACTTAGGTAAGCCACACTTAGTAAAAGAAAAGAATTGGATAGAGAAAGAGATTGAGTTATTACAGAAAGATGAAAATATGTGGCAGGGAATAGCATAATGATGCCGAATGGCTAAAACCACAAAAGAAAGTTATACGTGGAATCCTAAAACACAGGAGTGGGATTTAAACTTAAACCACGACAACGAAACACTAGAGGAAATCAGTCGTCTGTCAGGTCAGATGCAAGACTCAGGAGAAGAGGCGTGCGTACAATTTGAGCACGCTTGGAACGAAATATTCTTATTAAAAGCTACCTGTGAGAACACAGATTACGACCCTCTTACTATTTTAGAAACAGGCATAAATTTCGCAAGGGCATAATATGTATACACCTTCAGAACCAAAAGGCGACTACCAAGCAACAGCAGAGCAACAAGCAGTCATAGATAAAGTAATGGCAATGTTTGAGCTGTCAAGGCAAGCTAAGTCAGAAATGTACAACGAATGGCGTGAGGCAGAGGCTTTATACCACGGTCATCATTGGGAAGGTATTAATATGCCTCAGTTCAGAAATAAGATGACCATAGATTTAATAGGTAGTGCAATCGACACTATGATTCCTATATTAAACTCTCAAGCCCCTAAATTAGATGTAATGGCTGTAGGTAATGACCCTATGGACTACAAGATGGCTGAGACTTTAAACGCTGTTATGGACGAGTTTTGGAATCTACGTGATATGCAGAATTTAGTCTCTGAGCTTTTGTTAGACTACCTAGTGTACGGGACGGGAGTATTAAAACTTAGTTATAATCAGTATGATGATTTACCTGACTGTGATATTGTAGACCCGTACACATTTTTTGTAAACCCATCAGCAACTAAGTTAGAAAATGCCGAGTGGGTTATTTACGCATCTCCTACTCCTTTATACGAGATTAGGAAGATGTACCCCAAGTTAGGACAGTATGTTAAAAGCGACAGAGAGTTAGAAAAGTTCAAAGCACATAAAACAGTAAGAAAGGACAATGATAACGACACATTTGTAGCAATGAATGGTGACGATGGAACTGAGCTATATAAGTCGAAGTCGCAAGCATACAGAGACCAAGAAGAGAGCGTATTGTATATAGAGGCTTATATAAGAGACAATACAAAGAATTATGTAAGTAGCGAGCAGGACTCAGAAGAAGATAGAGACCCGAACAAAGAACGTGTTGGAGTACGCAAGGTATGTATAGCAGGTAACGTATTATTAATGGATGGGGACACTAAGTATCCGTTCTTTAATCAACAAAACCATCTATCACATCCGTTTCCATTCATTCATATGAAAAATTCGGGCTCTGCCCATCAGTTTTGGGGTAGACCTGAGCCACGTAGGCTAAAGCATTTAAACCTCGCTTTAGACCGTATTTCGAGCCAAGTAATGGATAATGTGCACTTAATGGCTAATCCTATGTGGGTGGTTGACCAAACTGCTGACGTACAAGACCAAATAAGTAATCAACCGGGTCAAATAATTAGAAAAAGAGGTGCAGGGCAGGTAAGTATGCAATCTCCTGCTAGTATGCCTAGCTATGTATTTAATTTATATAGCATATTATTAGATATGTTTGAATCTGTTAGTGGAGTTAACAAAGCTACACAAGGTAAAGCAGATACTAATGTTACATCAGGCGTACAAGCACAACTATATCAAAAAGCTAGTAGTAGTAAGATTGATTATAAAGCTAGGACTGTTGAGGGAGCACTACAGACATTAGGTCAAATGTGGCTCACAATGTTTAAACAGCTTGGCACAAAGTTTGTTAACATCCCTTATCAGCACTCATCGGGGCGTATGGAGTTTCGTAGTGTTGTAGGTATGTTATTTAAAGAGAAAGACGTTATGGTTAGGTGTAGAGTTGGCTCTACATTGCCTGAAAATAAGCAATTTGCAGAAAATAAGGTAATGCAGTTAGCTCAAATGGGGATTATTACTGACCCTGAGTATATTATACAGAACTTAAATATGCCTGATAAAGAGCGTTTAATGGCTAGTATGGCAGAGAAAAAGGAAGAAATGGCTCAAGCTGAGTTAGCTCAACAGCAAGCACAAGCTAAAATGCCACCTGATTTAAGTGGGTTTGGTGGAAACCAAGCTGAGATGATGAAAAATCTGAAGGCTAATCCGGAACTTTTGAAACAAGCAAAAGGTTCTCTTGAAAATTAATATGACAACATTAATAAATATAATAATATAGGAGAGTTTATTATGTCAGATGAAAATAAAGATATAGTATTAGAAGATGGCGAGTACGGTGTACAACTAACGAGCGACCAAGTATCTTCGCTGTTTACTTCCGAAGAAGAAGAAACACCGAAGTTCACGTCAGCTCCCGAACCTGCTGTCGAAAATAGCGAGGAAACTGCTACTACTGAAACAGAGACTCAGGCAACTGAGCAACCAAGTGAAGAAGAAAGTGTTTCTACTGAAGAGGAAGTCGTTGATGATGATTTAGTATTTGTACATAATGATACCGAATACACCAATGACGACCTAGCCCTCGCAATCGAGGCTCTACAGAATAGAGATGAATGGCAGAAGTCAAACACTCAGAAAGCTCAAGCTGTTGCTGAAGAGAGGAAACAACTAGATAGTTTAATGTCTAGGGTAACAAGTGCTTTAGATACAGATGAAGTCAAAGAGTATTTTGGTTCTGACCACGCTTTATTCAAGAGCGTTAGTGAGTACGAGGCATTGCCAAAGCAGGAACAGGAAACTATTGAAGAGCCTAAGCAAGATGATAGAGTTCTTTTACTAGAAGATAAGATTGTTCAGATGGAAGCCGAAAGGCAGGTAGACAAGGATATAGCTGAATTAATAGTAGCTCATCCCGAACTACAGGGCAGTACCGAGGCGTTGAATGACGTATTGGAAACTGCTATTACTAAGAACTTATCTTTAGAAGATGCTTATATTTTTGCAACAGCTACTTCTAACGGGGAGTCTGCCCTGATGAAGGCAATAAAAACAGTAGAAGAGGCAAACGCTCTAAAAGCTCAACCTGAGGCAAAACCTTCAGGTAAAGGTCAAGTTGAAGAACCTATCCCTGTCGGGAAAGACTTTGACGAGATTGCTGATATAGCTTTGACTCAGTACAACATAATGAAATAATGTAAAGGTAAAATACAAAAATGGCAAAACAAATAGATGATAGTGCTGTTGATTATTCTTCGCTGACTGCCCTTACTAAAGAGCAGTACATTCCGAAGTTAGTTGACAACATTAAGAAAAAATCTGTTGTATTATCCCGTATGCTAGGTAAGTCGAGACCAAACGCATCAGGAAATCAGATAGTACAACCTGTCGAGTATGCAGACAGCACAGCATTAGGCTTTTATGAAAAGTATGGTGAGTTGGATGTAGACCCTGACGAATTCGCAAAGAGTGCCAAGTATGATTGGACACAGGCTTATGCAAGTGTTTCAATCTCAGGCTACGAAGAGCGTGTAAACGATAACCCTGAAAAGTTGATTGACCTCTTAGGTGCAAAGATGAAGAATGCTGAGAAATCCTTAGCAAAGAAATTCTCTAAAGCACTTTATGGAGTTGATGATGCTAAGTTGGTTTCTTTAGCAGACATTGCAAAGCAGACTGACCCTTCAACAGCTAACGGTGGTGCTTTAGGTGGGTTAGGTGTTTCAGCTAACGCTTGGTGGAAAGGTGCTTTTGTAGATGCTCACACAGATGCAACTGATAGAACTATTCCGGGCGTAACAGCAGGTTCTACAAGTAAGTTCGATGGACAGTCTACAATCATAGATGAGGTCTTCCGTGCAGGATGGGAAAAGATGAGTAAGGACTCAGGCGATAAACCTTCGCTTATAGTTGTTCCTCAGATTGTGTACGATATGTACGAACAGTTCCTATCTGATAAGAAGAGAACTCCATCAATGGCATCAGGCGAAGTTGCAGATGCAGGATTCATCGGAATGAAGTATCGTGGTGTTGACTTGGTAGTTGACCCAAGCTGTCCTGCCGGACAAGCCTTCTTCATTAACGAAGAATACCTAAGAATGGTTCACAGTCGTAAAGCTAACTTCACATTTAGTGGATTCAAACAGCCTGTTAAGCAAGATGCTAAAACAGGTCATATCCTTTGGATGGGTCAGTTAGTATGCTCTAACAGAGCAAAGGCTGTTGGTCAGATTACAGGTCTTGCTACTGATTACGATACAGTAATACCTTCAGCAAGTTAAGGCTTAGTTCTTTGACAATTAGTATGATAATAAAAGGGGTTGATTTCGGTCAGCCCCTTTACTGCAATGGCTAAGTCGCCTGCTTGGACAAGAAAAGCAGGTCAGTCTAAGTCAGGTGGGCTGAATGCTAAGGGTAGAGCAAGCTACAATAAGGCAACAGGTGGTAATTTAAAAGCACCTGTAACACAGAAAAACCCAACGGGTAAGGCTAAGTCTAGGCGTAAGTCTTTTTGTGCTAGAATGTGTGGTATGAAAAAGAGACTTACAAGTGCTAAAACAGCTAATGACCCAAACAGTAGAGTAAATAAAGCATTGAGAAAATGGAACTGTAGGTGTAAATAAATGAGTTTATACGAAAATATTAATGCAAGAAAAAAAGCAGGGACAAGTAGGTCTAAGGAAAATTCTACAATAAGCGATAAGAATTACGCTGATATGAAAGCAGGATTCCCTAACTCCAAGAAAAATCGTGGAGCATATTTAAAAAAGAAAAAATTTAAACCTCATACAATGTATGATAAAAATGGTAAGTCTTATAAAGCTAATACAATGCAGGAGCATTTAGATATGAAGAAAAAAGGCTACTCTCATAAAAAAGGAGCTTATATGAAAAAAGCAGATGTTGGATATAAAATGGGAAAGGCTTATAAGAAAGCCCTGAAAAAGAAAAAAGTAGGTATGAAGACCTCTAAATCTTTTAGTAAAACCCTTACAAACACTATACCTGAAAAAGCACAAATGACAGCTAAAGATGGTGTATATAAAACAAAGCAAATAATGAGTGTATCTGCTGACCAAGTCGGTGGCAAGGGTGGTAGAAGATATTACGTTGGAGAAGGTAGTAGTCGGAGTATGAGTAATTCTAGGACTAAAGCTAATATGAGAGCAAGGTTTAAGATGGCATCAACTCCTGCTGATTCAATACCTGCGAATCAAATACCAAGTTATTTTGATTCTCCTGCTAAGAAAAAAATAAAAGGTCTTTTTAAAAGAAAAAAGCGTAGATGACAGTAAGTGAAATAGCTCAACAGGTACAGTTACGTGTTGAAGATAAAGATGGTGCTATATTTAGCCAAACTGATATTGCTAGAGCAATAGATTCGGCTAATCAGCGTATAGGTGCATACCTAGATAAGAAGTATCTCTCACGACTACTTCACGAACAATCTTTAAATACATTCTTTGATAACAATGGTATTCCATTAGGTGAGGGAGTGTTGCACGCAGATAATCAGTTTTTAACTACGTATCAATATAATTATGTAACTAATAATACTCCTCAGATGACAGCAGATAGTAAGATTAATTTGACGAGTGCACAAAAGCAAACTATATGGAAAGGTAGTTTTTTATTAAGTGACCTTACAGAACATACTCAAAAGAATCAGGCAGGTTATGAGCTATTGTTTGACCAAATAGAATCAGCATATTTAATACCTAATAACCATACAAATTACGGTGCGAAAATATCTGAAAGCGTAGTGTGGATACATATAACAGACCAATTAGGTAGATATGAACTTGAAAATAGTTATATGTACACTCCTTCAGGTAGTAGCCCTGTAATGGTTCGTACAGCAGAGACAACAAGACTAGGGACACAGGAAGTAAAGTATCTATTGCTACCTAGTGACTTACCTATGTTTGGTAACATACAATTAATATACTATAGAAAGCCTACAACAATAAGCAATATAGGTAGTTACGAGCTAGAGATAGCAAGTGTAGCTCACGATGCTTTGGTATTCTTAGCGTGTGCTGAGTTGCTCAATAGTGACGGAGATATACAACGCTCATCAGATATGCACAATAAGGGTATGCAAGTAATATCTATGTTAAATGAAAAAGTTGGTAATATGGATTTAACTAAGAAACAGAGTAATATATAATGAAGTGGAATGAATTAGTAGACAGAGTTGTTTTACAGTTTGGTACTAACCCACATAATAAAGCAATGGCACGCAAGTTCCTTGAAGAAGCAGAACGTGATTTAGCCTTTCATACAAAGTGTTATATAAAAGATAAGACTATTGTAGCTAATGCTGATGACAATTTCTTTGATATGCCTAATGATTTCCTTGAATTAAAATCAGCTATAACAGCTAATGAACATCAACTGCAACCTTATAGAGACCAAATAAATAGAGTTAAGTCTGATGGTTCTCAGGTTACAGGAACGCCTAAGTATTATTTATTAACATCAGAGCAGATTATATTAATACCACATCCTGAAGACGAGCAGGTAATAAACTTTCAATACATTGCACAACCTAAATCTGTTGAAGAGAACGTATCATATAAAAAAATAAATTACAAAGATTTAGACAATGGTTTCTTTCAGCAGGGAGCGAGCGTAGAAGGTTCGCTTAGTTTGGCTACTGCGACTGTACATAGTGATATAAATGATTTAAAAACAGGTACATTAGTAATAGAAGACCTTTCCCAAGGAGAGCATATATTTACATTGTCGCACCCTGCTAATGCAAGTTCTACAGGATTAAATTTTAACATAACTCAAGGTAGTGGTAGTTTCTTTCCTGCATCAGGCTCTATTGCGATTACAGATACAGGCGAAGATGCTATAGCAAAGACTGTGTCATTTAACACTAGGACTTTTACAAGTAGTCAAGTAACTCTATCGGGCGTGAATATACCCTCAGGTACATCATTTAATGCAGGAGCAAAGGTTACGATACTAAAAGATTTTCAACAGAATGAAACTATATTTACTAAAGACGATTCTTATAATTTAGTGCAGGTTACAGGTAGTTATACTTTTGCAGAATTAGATTCTAGTTGGGATGAATTTGGATTAGGAGCAAGAGCAAAAGCATCTAGTGTGCCAATAGATTGGACTGACATAGATATACTAAGCCCCGTAATACCTGACATATATCATTTATATTTAGTAGACTATGCTAAAGGTTGTTTAGCAGAGCAAGAAAAAGAATATCAATTATCAGATAGGTTTATGCAAAAATACTACGCAAACAGGGAGTCAGTAAGAGGACAGATTAGTGGCAGGGGTACAGGCTCAGGCACGATGGTTGTTGCAGACCTTAGTTTCCGTGGTAATCTTGTATGAGCACAATAAAAGTACCAATATTTGGTGGTCTAGTAACAAACGCAGACCCTGAAGACCTAAAGAAAACATACACTCCACATACTCATAATTTTGATATAAGCGAAGTAGGTACGTTAAAAAGACGAGAAATATCTACTAAAGTAACTCAGCAAACTGACAGGGGCTTTGATTCTATGTTTCTGTTTAGAAATCCTAATTTAGTATTAGGGGGTGGAGCAGAGTGGCTTATCTATTGTAGTCAGCGTGGTATTATTTACCGTATGGATAGATTCTATAATGAATTTATACTTGATAGTTATTCAGATAATGTAAGGCAATATAATGCTAGTAATTCAGACCCGGGCAATGATTTTTTATATTTTATCCCAAACGAACAAGAAGCTGTACCTGAATATTTATCTTTTCAACCCTTTGGAGATTATGTATTAGTAGGCTTTGGACACAATTTTGAACCTAAGATTATACAAGCTATAAATAATAGAAAGCAGTTTTTAGGTGCTTATACAAAAGCCACAGGTGTTTATATAGAGGATTTTCATAGGGCTTACCCTGAAACATATACTCTTACATCAGCACTTGATACTACATTTGGAACATTAGCAGATGGTAATTATAGATACAATTTTGTACCTATATATGACGGTGTTAACGAGGTAATGTTAGATGAGGCAAAGTCTATACAAAGGTCTGTAACAGGTGGTAACGGTCAGGCTAATGTAGCATTAAGTTTAGTAAATGATATAGCTGATATGCCTTGTAGCTTAACAGGGTATAGAATATATAGGGCTACTATAGTGGGTAACGCAAAACCTGCATACCGTGCAATTAAGACAGTTAATTTACTTACTCCTGCCGGAGCTACTGATACCTTAATATCTTCTGCAACCTGTTTTGCAGGTAGGCATATTATACATAGCCCCGAGGGTTTTCCAACACCTGCTGAGATAGTAGAGATTTGGAATGATAAATATCCGGATGGAGAAGATTACCCTATAAACGTAGCACAAATGACTAACAACACAGGTAAGAGATATAAGTTTGATATATTTAAAAAGGGCGAGAGTGACGATACTTATGGTGCTAACAATACAGCTTACTCAGAGAAAACTTGCGATAGAACGGGAGCTACAGGTTATTTTGGTGGAGCAATAAACGGTTTAAATACAGCATCACAGGATTTACAAGATTTTTATTATTGGGATAGTTATACAACTGACAAAGACCCTTCAGGAGAATTTTTATATTTTAAGCAATTACTTAGTTATTATAATGACGAAGAAGATGGTAACGTAGATGAGGATGGATATGGTAATTGGTGGACTGCTTTAACAGGAGACACTATACTAATAAGAATAACTAGGCAAAATCTTGATGCCTCTTTTTCTAATGAAAGGGTAAATATATTTGTTCAAAATT